TCTGCAATAGTTGCCATTAGTTTCCCTTATTTACTCCAACAGTTATACCATTACGAATAAGTTTATGTATTGCTCGTGTCAATATATCAGCACGAATTAGTTCAGCAAAGGTTTCAGGATTAACTGGGTGAAAGCAAGTAACTGTTCCACCCTTAAAAGTAAGCTTAAGAGCATTTTCTGCTTCGTTATAATCAAAGCGTTCTACGTTTTCCATTTAGCACCCCATCCAAGCCGTTGAACCATAACCCTCGTTTCTATAGTTTCTTGCAGGAATTTCTTCTTCCTTTTCTTTTCCAAATACTCTTGTAGCTGAATTATGAAAGTATTCAGTTAGTCCGAGTGCATCAGCTATATTTGGAGAATTAATACCTCGTGCTTTCAAATCCTTCTTAGACTCAATGACATATCCGCCATGAGCATTAAACGCATATCTAACCGTAGCAAGTTCACTTGCAAGTTGTTGCCCAAGTGTCTCAATCTCTCCATTTACCTTTACATCTGGAAAAGAATACTTACCAAGTAAACAATTATCTCTAACTCTACACCACAGCTCATCCCGAAGTCTGTTATATTTAGTAATATCACTTGATGCAAGTGCTACATTAACCTGATAAAGATTCTTCATCTTATGTTTTTCTAGCCAATCAGCTACTCCAGCACCAACACCAATAACATCTATTGCGCAACCATCAGCATCAAGTTCTTGATAAGTCTGATTAATAAAACCACCAAGATCAATAGTATTAAGTTTTCTAAATGTTTCCCAAGGATCTATTCTTAAACCTTGTCTTGGCATTATAATAGAACTATCATCTCCGTATCTTGCAACATCTACCCCAAGAAATAATGGTTCATCTTCAGCAACTATAAACTCCTGCCCAATACATTGTTCTGCAGTCCAAAGGGGAATAAGAGTATTTTCATCCTGCAGTGGTGGATTTCCTTCAACACGAATTTTATAAACATTAGAATCTATACCATATTTTCTGGCAAAGTATAAAGGCATTGAAGGATCAACATTTGTAGATTCTCTTGAATCCCAATGCAGCCTACACCAATCTTGTTTTATTCCTGAGTGAAAATGCGTATCGTAGAAGTATCCTGTATTCTTAGTCATATTTCCTATTAAAAGAACTTTATTATCTGGTTGTGTAAGAGCTCCTTCAAGTGGAATAAACGTTGGGTCTGGTATTCCTGAAGCTTCGTCAGCAATAATATAAAGATGGTCGCCGTGAAGCCCAGCTAAAGTTTCAGCTTGTTCCTCTTTGGTTGCTCTAACAGAAGGAGAAATTAGTCTCAGCCACCATTCTTTCGAGGCCTCCTTAGAGACAACCGAATCTTTAAGGACTTTGAACTCTTCAGCTACCAAAGACTGCCGAAGCCACTTTGAAAGCTCAGCAAGAAAAATATCTCTTAGCTGCCGATTTGTTGGTGCTGTAACTACAACTTTAGCATAAGGTCTAGTAACAAGGAACCATAAAGCTAACCAAGTAGCTGTACTATCCTTACCACAACCATGCCCTGAACGAACCGATATTCTTTTATTTTTTGGTGATGCTTGCAAAAGTTCAATCTGTTGTGTACTTGGAACAGCTTTAATACATTCCTTCACAAATTGCAAAGGACTACGTTTCCATTCCTTCAGTGTTTTAACAACAGATTTATTTACATTAGTTGTTTGCACAATTACCTTCTATACGTACTCTATAAAAATCAGAATTTATACCATACTTTTCAGCAAAAGCTTTAATCACTGACTTACTAACAAGTGATGTTTTAGATGAATCCCACTGCAACTTTTTCCACGTACTTAGCGCAGAAAAATGTGTGTTATAAAAGTAATTAAAATTGTTAGGCATACAACCAACTAAGATAAATTTACTGGTCGAATACTTCGAAAACTCTTCAAGTAAAGTTAAAATAGAATCTAATACACTTGAACTTTCATTAACTAAAATTAACGTTTTACTTGTATCTTTAACTTCAATCTTAACTTCTTTTAACGTAGAAATTAGTTTCAGTCGTTCTCTATTACAAACTAAAAAATCATCTGGTATAGTAGATTGTTTTAACCACTTAGACATTTCTGCAAGAATGATGTGTAACAGTCCCTTTGTTGGACCAACAACTAAGACTCTACCAGATTGAGTCATAAAAAACCAAAGAACAAGCCAAGAAAGGCATCCATCTTTTCCAGTTCCGTGACCACTACGAATTGTAATATACTTTTCTTTTGTAATACTTTGCAAGAGCTCACTTTGTTGTTTAGTAGGCGTAACCTTAATACATTCTTCTACAAAACATAAAGGTGATTTTCTCCAACGCTCCATCTCATTCATATTAGTTCCTCCCCTAATACATTTACTTTTTCTTCTTTACTGGCTGTTTTGCTGTTCCACGATTACCTGTTCCACCGCCTGAACCATCTCGCTTCCGAGTACCACCACAAGCTCCACGATCTCCCTGCCTTTATTTCCTTTCGTTGTCATAATCTTTCCTCCTTTTGTTTTCTGTAGTAAAGTGGCGCTAAAGCGCCAGGGAAGGTGCCTTGGGACAAACACCCGGTGGTCGCAACTGGTAGGTGTTTGTCTCTGAGATGTCGCACCTTCCCAAGAAGACAGAGCTCAGAATGCTTTACCAGTTACGACTACCAGAAAGGTCAATTTGTGACCATTGTTCTTAAAATTCTTGTGTATCTAAGTCTGCAAGTGCAGTCCCATTCCCATTCCCGTCCTCGTTTGTAATATCAGTATACTCCGCATCCGTAAAAGAATCAGCATCTTGTGTCAATCCCGCCTCTTGTTTTTCCATATAAATTAAATGCGCAACCAAACCCTTAATCTCACTCGGCTTACCATCCATCACAAGTTCTTTGTCTTTGAGTATTTTATACGAGGCTATAAGATCACGCAGTGATGCGTCATTGATTTTTTCTGGTGTGATGGCTTCGAGAACCCGGGCCTGGAGTTCAGTTAATTGAAGGGCTTGAATAGATCGGTATTGGAGTAAGAGACCCTGTTTCTTCTGTAGATCAGCTATCCTGTTTCGGAGTGTTGGAGGACTAATGCCTAACTCTGTTGCGATGGCGGGAACTTTCTCCCCGCGCATAAGTAAGTCCAATGCTGCGTCCATGTCTATCGGGATTGTTGTTCTACCACTACCTTCGCCGCCCATTGTCTTAACCCATCATTTCTCTAAGATAATTTTTCTTGATTGGCTTTAAAGTTTTTAGTATATTTAAAGCCGCCGGATGACTTTTATTCATCCCATGTAAGATATTTAATTGTTCTTTATCATCAATTGTAAAAAGAATTTTACTTCTTCCTTTTACAGTGGTATCTTGATACTCTGTTTTTTCTCCTGATGATAATAAAAACCCTGGTCCTTTTCTTTTAGTAAACTTGAACCATTGAATATTATTTTTCTTATCGTGTCCTTTAGCAAACTCAGTATTTATAATATGTGTATCTTTATAGTGCACAATTCTATAAGGATTACTTTCTGGTCCACGGCAGTGTGTTCGTCCTTCTATATCATGTTCATAGTTATGAAAATATTGATCTGGTGTTGTATATTTTCTATCTTTATTTTTCATCTTCTTTAATCACCGCAGCATCACAGAATCCGTACTTTCTTCTTTTAATAATTGCATCTGGAATTTTTCCTTTTGCTAAATTATTAATTATCTTTTTTCTATGACCAAGACTAAATTTATCCCATAACGGAATAAAACTAAGCAATGATATAAGTCTATAATCCATATAGGGTAAGAATACTTTAATATCCCCACTATTTATATTAAGTGGTTCAAGTTGCTCTTTCTGTAATCTTCTAAGAAAATCAAAATAAGTTTCGTCAGTTGGTTTATCTGCATGAGTATAATAACCACCAGCAATTTCGTCGATTCCATCACCAGTAATTATATCACTAATATGATGAAAGAATTGTAAGTTATTATAAAAAACAGAAATTATTTCATCTCCTGGCAATTTTGATAACAATCTTTTTTCTGCTAAGATACTTTCATCTAGTATAAAATGATAACAGTCAACACCAAGACATCTGGTTACTTGTTCAGAATAAAAATAGTCTGGATGTTTTACTGAATATGTACTATTAAAACATTTAACTTTCTTCGAACCAAAAACTTTTATCATATACCAAAGTAATAAAGATGAATCTAAACCTCCTGAAAGAGAAAGATTTTTACAATCTAGTTCCTCAATTATAGTTAATATAAGATTATCTATTTCTAATAAAGATGGATAAGATCCTCTATTTCTCCAGTCTTCTGGATAAACTATCATATAGTAGATCTCCATTCACAGGTTTTCATTCCGTTGGTTGTTATCTTAAAGCAACATTCACCGTTTGTTCCAGCAATGAACCCGGCACATTCTTCTTCTCCAAATCCCTTCGCTGTACAAAGATACACTGCTACTAGCTTCCGGAAGTGCCGCCACATTGTTCCACCCGAGGTAGACGGAATTGGTTTAAGTATTTCTTCTAACTGCTCCCGTATTGTAAATCTCTGTCCTTGATGTAGTACATTCATTTCACTATTCATAACTCTACCATATCATACTATTTCATAGTTTGCAACTATTATTTAATAGCTATGTAAAATAGTTTGCGCAGATACTTAAAACTTGTTTTGGTTTTGGTTCTGAAGCTTGCTTCAGGGGACTAGGTTGAAAATTTCACTTTGGGGGCGTAGAGGTTTTTATACCGTGTGAGTCATATTGAAAATGACCTTATAACCCCCGGTCTAATGACATTTAAGTTTTTGTTATTCGATACAACCATCAAATTAAGGAGTATCCATTGCCAGCATTACGATCAAATTATGCCCGAATCGCTCGACATTTATTGCCAGTTGCTCGACATTTTTGGTTTTCATTGTAAGTGTGTGATATCATTGAACAATACCAGATAATTGAATAAATCCCTCGACAATTCTGTCGAATCGGTATCAATCATACCAGCTCCATAAAATGATGATAAAATAAACCAAACAAATTCTGCAATGAAAACAACAGGTTATAATTTATTTTTAATAATCCAGCGTTTTGGCATGGAACATGCAACACCTAATAATGAACGGCACGAATGTTCATTGACATAGCCGGATTTAACGGCAGGATTGAATTGTGTTGAATCTTGTAGATCGGTACACGGCACAATAAAACGTCCGAGCTATCAATTACGGCAATCGGCAGTCCTTCATTGCAGTCCCTAAACATGCAATGTGACACGATACGGACTGACTTGGATTCATGCCTTCCATTGTGCGCCTTTTAAAAATATTGGAGGTGTTATAATGGAAGAGAATAATACGGAAAATCAGGTTGTAGCAATTGTGCAAGACGGCGATGCTACAGACAAAAAGCAAATAAGCTGGTCTAAAT